TAAAAATGTGCGTGCCAGCTTGCAAAGCTACCTTTGCTAAACTAAACCAAGCCATAATTTAATACCAAGTTGCTTTTACAGGTTTTTTGTCAGGACGCATTCTTCTTGTGCCTCTAACATCAACAACCTGTGATTCCATAGCATCAGTTGCTTGAATTTCGATGCCACCGTTCTTGTAACCATCTTTATTCAAACCTGATTCTTTTGTAATCTTAGGTTCTTTAACTTTTTTATCCATAATTTACTCCTTAATGTGATTTATACCTATTTTTTTCCGAAGTTTCTACCGAAATCGTGAATCTTACTTGCATCAGCCATTTGTTGTTTAGCTAATGACACGCCAGCACGTAAACCAGCTAGTTCTTCGTTCTGTTCTAGCTTATCTTCTTGGATTTGTTGGTTCATCATTGCTTTCATTTTATCAAGATCCAATCTTTCTTGTCCTTCTTCCTCTTTTCGCTGATTTTCTTGCGCTCGAAGGTCAATTTCTCTACCTTTTAATCTTAATAATGGGTCGCCACCAAACTCACCCATAATTTTTTCTTCTTCTTTTGCAAAATCTTCCTGCATTTCAGCAATTAACTTCGCTTTTCTAGATTCAATTTGGTTTGTAATCTGTTGTAGACGTCTTTGTGACTGCATTGCTTGTGGATTTTGCATCATTCCTTGCATCATTGCAGGATTTTGCATACCCATTGCTTGCATTTGTTGTTGAATCATTTGTACTTCTTGTAATTCTTCTACAAATTCTAATTGAACTTGCTCTTGAGCCATCAAACTAATGTGTTCTAAAATATTTTTTTGTAAACTTGCCATCGCTGCAGGATTATTTTGTGTTTGATTTAGTCTCATAAAGTTTAAATGCGCATCAATGTGAGCTTTGTGGTCTTGTCCTGGAAATGCTTGGTATGGTTTTGCACTCATTGCCATAATATGTTCTAATGCTGGGTCCATTGGCATTGGTGGTGCCGGTGGTGGTAGGATTGCATTTACATTTTTCACACCCAGCGCATCATACATAGATCTATATGCTTGATATAGATTATGTATACGAGGATTCGATTGCGCCAGTTGTAATTGAGATTGAGCTAAAGATATCCTTTGCGTCTGTGAGAAGATGTTTGGATCTGCTACAGGTAATATATCTACTCTATCATCAAAGTCTTGAACCTTAATTTCTCTTGATGCACCTGGTACATCGTAAGGATAAACTGGTGGTAAGTAAGTTTTAAATACTTCTGCTAATAATTTAAATTCTTGTTTTAATCCGACATATAATCTTTTGTGTATCGCTGACATTACCCGCGATCCACGCTCCAATAACGCAACTGTTGTTCCAACTGCAGCGGCTTGGTTCATATCACCCACTTGTGCATCTGCGATGCTCGCGAATCGTTGGCCCGCTGATACAACTACTCCCATCAATTGAAGTAAAGTTGCATCAGGACCTTTGAAGGGTAGAGTCATAAACTGATCTCTGATGTTTCCACCAGGAGCGTCTACGTCTCTAAACTCACCAGGTTGTAAAGGTTGAGCGTCATCTCTGACTCTGATACCTCTAGATTTAAAACCAGCTGGTAAGTTAGCTAAAGTTCCTGCATCCAACAACTGTCTTAGAGCTGCTGTTGCAGTTCTAGTTAATCCACCAATCATATGGATTAAACCAAAACCATAAAATCCTGTGCCAGGTAAAAATTTAAATTGTACAAAATAATTTATTTTTTTCTTTAACGGATCCATTGCTCTGTAGTTTCTTCTAATCGATAAAACTTGATTACCTGCTTGAGCAACTGTAACTACATATGGAAGTTTAATTCCTGTAGGCTCACCGTCTTCACCCATATCTTCATAACCTTCTAAATCTAAATTAGTATGGACTTCGTAAAGTGTGTATTGATCTTCTTGACCATCTTTAGCAATTCCTTCTAGTTCTAATTTTTTATCTTGTAATTGATTTTCAGTTACAGGTGGATTGCCTAATTCTACATCTCTGTAAAATCCTGCAACCTGTTGTTTCTTTAATTCGTTTTCTGAAATTTTTATAACGTGTACAACTGCATCTGCATCATCTAATGAGTTTGCAGAATAAGGTACAATCAAATCTTCCGCTGGTACAAATTTTGAAACAGCTCTACCTAAAAGATCGTCGTAGTAGACTTTCTTAAAGGTAGAACCACTTAGAGGGAGATAGAAAAGCATTTGATCAAACTCTGGTTCGTATTCTTTCATCTGATCCATAATTTGATAATTCATAAAATCTTTTACACGTTTTGCCTGTTCTTCTTTTGGAACAGTCACGTCACCCATTATCTGTGTTCTAACAGGTCCATCACTTGGTAATAATTCTTTGTAAGCTTGTGCTTGAAATTGTGTAACCGCTTCAGCAAGTACAGGATGGTTTACACCTGATGCACCTCTGAAAGGTTCTGTTCGTCTTTCGTATTTAAATCCTAAAAGTTCTAAACCGTTTCTGTATGTGTCTTCCCAATCTCCACGCGATTCTTTGTACTCGTTGTATTGATCAACCATTTTAGAACCTAGTGGTTCTAAAATTTCATCACCTAAAAATTCTGCAAGGTTTGCAAAGTGATCTTCAGTTCCTTCGGGGCTCGCGGCTTTGGGGTCAAAAGAAACTTCTGCACCACCTTCTTCTGTCATTTCGATTTCAACAGGTCCACCTTTTTCTTGAATCTCTTGTACGTTTTCTTTGATTGCTTCTTGAATCTCTACTTCGCCTGGAAGTTCTACAGTTGTTTTTGTATTCGGTAACGGTTTATCTATTTCAGCCATTTGTCTAATCTATCCTCTTTTTTTAAATGTTTCAATTACTTCCTCTAGTAATACGCTACTAGTAGGCTTTTCATCTTCTTTTAATGGTTCTGGATTTGCAGCAGCCCATTCTAATAATTCTGCTTGCGAAACTCTTTGATCGTTTTCAGTATTTACAAAAGCGCCGATGTCTGGATTGTATCTTATATTCATTATCTTTTCTCCGCGAACATTGAAGCTAATCCACCTTTAGAATAATCTTGTCTTCCTCTACCAGTTCTATTGCTTACTGGGCCACCTGTAGTTGCACCAATACCAAAACCTAAATTACCTGCGCCTATGGCATCACCGCTATAGGATCGTTGGCCATCACTACCTCTACCATAATCAGTTTGTCCATATTGTGCTGCTCTAGCTGCTTCTGTTTTTCTTTGTAATTCTTCTAATTCTCTTTGAGCTTGAGCTAGTCTTGCAGTTTTTAAATTCGCTGAAATTCTTTTGTTAGCACTCATTTTTGATATGTAATCTTGTAACATTTTTTCATAATCGTTAGTTCCAAACATTGATATTACATTTTTACCAGCTAAAACTGACTCTGGTCCATATTTTAAAAGACCACTATTAGGATCTCTACCAATTATACCTTCTTGAGTTTCTGCAAAGTTTAATTGTTCTTCTAACAATGGATTATATGATTTAGATTTTATATTAAAAGGACTTGTATAATTTGAAAGGAATGATGCAAAACTAGGAATAGGTAGTTTTGGTTGATTAGCTAATCTCGTTCCAAGTGTGCCTCTAATTTTTGGTTGAAAGAATTTACTTTCTTTAAATTTGTTTCCTACTTTATCAAAAAAACCCATTAAACCATCTCTGGGTTCTACTGATCTATCAAATCTATATTTAACACCTTGTTCTTGAGGAGTTAAATAATTAAATCTTGGATCTCCACTTAAATCTTTTGTAAACGTTTCTTGTAAATTCATATTTACTCTATCACTACGTGGAGTAAGTTGTTGATTAATAATTCCTGTAACTTGTTCTGGTTGTGTTGTTGTAGATGTATCAGGTATGTCATAACCTGCTGCAGTGATTGCATTTCTAATTTCATCGTCAGTAAAATATCCTGCGGCACTCATACTGTTATAAATATTTAATGCAGGACCAGTAAGTGAGCCACCTAAATTAAAACCTACTCTTCCACCATCCGCTCTTCTGTTTCTAAAAAACTTTTTATAATCAAACTTTGGTTTGCTAACTTCTTCAACACCACCTTCGTCATAACGTTCATCGATATCGTATTCGATATCTTGTTTCTCTTTTCCTTCACCAGACAATCCTAACTTTTCAGAAATATCAATCATCGTCTGACGTTTGTTAGGTCCACCACTCTTACCAGCTTGTTTCATTAATTCTGCTTTTTCTTCTTTTGATAAATCTTGTGCTTCTTCATCAGTCATCTCATCTAAATCTTCTAAAGATATTTTTTCTTTGTTCATAAAGATTTGACCGATACCGATGCTTGGTACAATCGTAGATAAAATTTTCATCGACTCTTCTGGATTCGCTTGAATGTAATCGTTTACCATATCTGCAGCTTTTGCCATTCCTAATGTGGCAACTGAAATGCCAACGGCTTTTGCAAATGGGATAACTAAAGGTGCTGCTAAAATCATAATTAGTAATAAGTTCTTTCAACTTGAGGAAGTGAATCCTCTTGGTAATCTTCTGGATGCGCCACGAACCCTCCTTGTCTAAAACGCATTATCGCTTGTGTTGTACTGTCCACCAAATCATCGTGATCTCCATATGGAAATGATGCACATTCTTCAATTACCTCTTCTGCAAACTTCTCTTCAGGGGCCCAAATAATTCCAGACTCAAAAAGCGGTGCTACAGCGTTAACTCTAGCGTGTTTGTCTTGTCCTTTACTAGGAGTGTAATTTATAACAGGAATCCCCATTTTTCTCAACTCATAAGTTAATGGTAGACCAGATGCCTTTCCTTCAATAATCACTGTCTCAGGATTCCAATATCGATACTGTTCCCACGCTTCTTTTTTAAGTTCTGGAAATTCCAATCGTTCTTTAAGCGCGTCTAATAATATTAAATTTGCAGCACTATCTTCATTTGGATAGAAAACACCCCACGTTGTAATAGCAGAATAGTCAGCAGATTCTTTTTTTAGAAATGCAGTATCATAGGATTGTATGACGTGTTGCAAAGGTGGGATATAGCCTTTATCCCAAACCCGCCACCATTCTCTTTTGATTAGTGAGCCTTCTTCTGCTGTAGGATTTTGCATCCACTGCGCGTTCCATTTACCAATATTCAAACTGGCTTTAACAGATTCTAGTTCATCTAGTTTCCAATATTGTGGCCACACAGGTTTACCTGATGGCATTATCGCTGGAAACTCAACCACGTGCCACTTATCTGATTTTAATTCTTTTTGATTCTTTAACAGCATTCCTGTTAAGTCTTTCATATTCCATCTTGTCATTACAACAACGATTGCTCCACCTGGTTGCAAACGTTGACGTGGACCTGATGTATACCACTCGTAAGCTCTCTCTAAAGCTTGGACGTTTAATGCATCTTGCTCTGAGTGTGGGTCATCGATAATTAGTAGATCCGCTCCACGTCCCGTTATCGCCGATCCCACACCCGCTGCATAGTACTCACCTCCTTGCTCGGTTTCCCATTTACCCGCGGCCTGTGAGTCCTCTCTGAGTCTTGTTTTAAATATTTGTTGGTACTCAGGGGAATCAATTAACGTTTTGGCTTTTCGTCCAAAGCGGATCGCGAGTTCTGTTGTGTGGGTCGTTTGTATAATTTTTAAATCGGGTTTACGTCCTACCATCCAAGAGGGTAAGAGGTAAGACGCAAATTCTGATTTGGTATGCCTTGGTGGCATATTAATAATTAATCGTTTTATCTCACCGGTCGCGAGCTTGTTAAATTTATCTGCAATCTCTTTGTGATGTTTGCCTTCAATGAATTCAGGCCAGACGTGTTTAACAAAGGATAGGAAATCGTCGTTAACTTTTGTTTGTTTTTTCTTCTCGGATAATTTGATTGCGTATTTTAAGAATTGTTTTTTGGCGTCAGGTGGTAACTTATCAATGACTTCTTGTTTCATAAAAATTTTTGCAGAATTTTTTTCACTTCTGTTTTGTACCAGTTTTTGTTTTTTTAGGGGTACCCCCTCTATCATATTGCCATTTTCTAATTTAAGCAAGTATAAGTCTAAATCTTACACTATAGGTATATCTGTACAGTTTGTCAGCCAGAGGGGTGGTGGGGGTCTGTTTGTTTTTGTATTTTGGATTTGTGTCGGGACCCCTATAGGCCGAAGGCCGGGTGGGTGGGCCCGTAGGTCACGAGCAGTGTTGCAATTATGCAACACAAGATGTTGTGTGTGTGGTAAAAATACAACACAAGATATAGTAGTGATAAAAATGCAACACACAATATCTAGTAGCGAATCGCGGGACTTGACACAAGATGTAGTTATGCAATTTCGGAATGTAGTAAATATATCACACTAAAATAATTATAGGAATTTATACGAATTATGTTGAAAGTAATTTAACTTACCCTTATAAGGTTAAGTAATGTTTAACAATAAAAGAAAGAAGAAATAATATGGAAGAAAAAACAATAAACACTTACAGTATGTTTGGTAAAGAAATTACAAACAATAGACAACAGTGGGTAGATAGATGGAAAGACTGCACAGTCTCTTCATTATCTGGACTAATGCCGATTGGAGAATATAGAGACCTAATCGACAGAATAGTAGAACTAGCATCGAAAGACTTCGATTATAGAGTTGAGTTGGAGGAGAGAAGTGAAAATAGA